TGAGTCTGTAGGAGACTGTGTATGAGCTTATATGAAAATATAAACAAAAGAAAAAAAGCAGGGACTAGCAGAAGTAAAGGCTGGACAGGTGAAAGAGGTAAAGCAGCACGAGCCAGATGGAAGGATTAAGTAAGGCGGAAAGAAATAAGATAGCCAGTAAAATCTGGAGGGCTAATAACCCCGAAAAGATACGCAACAAGAACTACAAAGATAGATACGGCATTACACTAGATGATTATAATGCTATGTTAAATAAACAAAAACATCGGTGTCATTTATGTGGCAGCCACAATAATGATACCAAGTTATATGTAGACCATTGTCATACAAAAAAGACAGTAAGAAAGCTATTATGTCAGTATTGTAATAGTGGATTAGGTCAGTTTAAAGACAGTATAAAGATAATGAAAAGAGCAATAGAATATTTAAAACAATTTAAATAGGGTAACGACCTCGTAAGAGAGTTACAATAAGATGGCTAAACAAATAACAACAGGCTATATACCAAGAGAACCTCAAAAAGAAATACATAAGATGGTTAAAGACAATCGTTTCAGTGTTGTGGTTGCTCATAGACGGATGGGTAAGACAGTTTGTGCTATTAATCAATTGATACATAGTGCGTTGAACTGTGATAAGCCTAATCCTAGATTTGCTTATGTCGCACCAACTTACAATCAAGCTAAAAGAATTGCATGGGACTACCTGCTAGAATATACAAGACCATTAGAAGCTAAAGCCAACATTGCTGAATTGCGTGTAGACTTTATGGGCAGAAGGATAAACTTGTACGGGGCAGATAACCCTGACAGTCTGCGTGGAATCTACCTAGACGGGTGCGTTCTTGATGAAATTGGGAACATTAATCCTACACTATTCACAGAGATTGTCAGACCTGCACTAGCAGACCGACTCGGTTACTGCGTAGCGATGGGTACACCGAAAGGACAGAATCACTTTAAAGACTTAAGAGATAGAGGTTCAAGAAGTGATGGATGGGAATTATTAGAATTTAAATCTTCAGACACAGAGATTGTAGATAAGAATGAGTTACTTGCTGCTAAAGCAGAAATGGGTGACGACAAATATCAACAAGAGTTTGAGTGTAGTTTTAATGCTCCAGTAGAAGGGTCTTATTACTCATCTATTATTAACGACCTAGAAGAACAAAAAAGAATTATAGATATTCCTAAAGACGAACTAGCAAGAACATATACTGGCTGGGATTTAGGTATGTCAGACTCTACCAGCATCTGGGTAGCACAGGTAGTCAACAAAGAAATACGACTCATAGATTTTACAGAGAATCATGGTGTTGGTCTTGATTACTATGTAAACTGGCTGCGAGAACATGACTATATGTACGCAACACACATACTACCGCATGATGTCGCTGTAAGAGAGTTAGGCACAGGTAAATCAAGAAAAGAAATGCTAGAAGATGCAGGACTTAATATTACAGTTGCAACCAAGCTAACAGTAATGGATGGCATAGCCGCAGCAAGAAAAATATTACCACGCTGCTGGTTTGATAAAGATAAAACAAAACAAGGATTAGATGCACTACGAAACTATCGTAGAGTATTTGATGAAAAAAGAAATGTGTTTCATGATAGACCTTTCCATGACTGGGCATCACACGCATCAGATGCGTTTAGATACCTAGCAGTCGGTATGGATGAGTCTCCTATGGAAGCATGGACAAAACCACTAAAGACAAACACTTCATGGATAGTATAAATGGCATACGATAAAAAAAATATAAACAGCAAGGGAGATGATAGAGAACTTGCTAGCTTAATTGATTCGCATATTAACGACTCATTAGGCTTTATAGAGACTGAAACTTCTTTAGAAAGACAAGTGGCACTAGAGTATTATTTGCGTGAACCTTATGGTAATGAAGTAGAAGGTCGTTCACAGATAGTTACAGGTGAAGTTGCTGAAGTGGTAGATGGTGCGTTACCACAAATTATGAAAGTCTTTACTAGCAGTAATAAAGCAGTAGAGTTTGAACCAGTTAATGAAGGTGACGGTGCTCTAGCAGAACAAATGACAGCGTATGCAAATCATATTTTCTACAAAGATAATAATGGTTTTGAAATTATGCACGATTGGTTTAAAGATGCACTGTTACAAAAAGTAGGTGTTGTAAAAGCATATTGGAATGATAAGAAAAATACAACAAAAGAAAAGTATCAGAACTTAACAGAAGATGAATTAACAATGATTATGCAAGACGAGGAAGTAGAAATCGTTGAGCAAGAAGAAGTAGAAGAAGTAATAGAGCAAGACCCACAGCCAGCAATAGACCCAATGACAGGTCAGCCTATGATGAACGAAGTAGGTGAGCCAGTTATGATGGAAGTACCACCTATTGTAAATATTTACTACAATGTAAAATGCAAACGCACTAAAGACTACTCTAAAATTAAGATAGAGAATGTAGCTCCAGAAGAATTTTTAATTGATAAAAGAGCAACAACAATAGAAGATTCTGACTTTGTAGCACAAAGAAGTTTAGTTACTCGTTCAGATTTAATAGCAATGGGGTATGACCCAAAAGTTGTTGAAACATTACCAATGGGTGATACATTAGATTTTACACCAGAGAGGGTAGCAAGATATGGTGCAGGTGAGCAACCTTTTAATACTAATGACTCTAATGATGAATCAATGGAATTGGTTGAGTATTACGAGTGTTATGTAAAAACAGATTTAGATAAAGATGGTATAGCAGAGCTTCATAGAGTTTGCTACGCAGGCAATGAAGTATTGATGAGTGAAGAATGTGATTATGTTCCTTTTCATAGTATCTGCCCTATTCCAATCCCACACAAATTCTTTGGACAGTCTTTAGCAGACAGAGCAATAGACCTACAGTTAATTAAGTCTACAGTTACTAGACAAATGCTAGACAACTTATATTTAACTAATAACTATCGTGTGGGTGCAGTAGAAGGTCAGGTTAATCTTGATGACTTACTAACATCTACCGCAGGTGGTGTTATTCGTATTAAGAATCCTAATGCGTTAGTACCAATGACAGTGCAATCTAGTGCAGCACAATCATTTCCTATGTTGGAATACCTAGATGGTATTCAAGCAAAACGAAGTGGTGTATCAGATGTACAGCAAGGACTAGACCCTAATCTATTACAGAATGTAACAGCAACAGCGGTATCTGCGATGACATCATCATCACAAGGTAAGTTAGAGCTTATTGCTCGTATCTTTGCAGACACAGGTGTGAGTACATTGTTTAGAGGAATTATGGCATTAGTCTGTAAATACCAAGACAAAGAAAGAATTATTAAAATTAATAACACTTTTGTTCCTATGAATCCTAGAGAGTGGGACACAGAATATAACCTGACTGTTAATGTTGGATTAGGTACAGGTGGTAAACAAGAACAACTTGCAACAATGCAAATGATTCTTGCTAAACAAGAAGAAGTCATTAAAGGTTATGGTTTAAATAACCCGTTAGTTAATATTAAACAATACAGAGATACATTAGCCAAGTTTGTTAATATGGCAGGCTTTAAAGATGACAGCCAGTTCTTAATGGAAATATCAGAAGAACAAGCAATGCAAATGGCACAAGAAGCTGCTCAAGCTCCTAAAGAAGAAGATAGCAATACTAAAGCAGCCGCTATACTTGCAGAAGTAGAAAGAGAAAAAGCACAAATGCAAATGCAATCTAAAATGGCACAGCTTGAACTAGAGAAACAAAAAACAGAACTTAAAGCTCAAAAAGAAATGCTAGAACTTCAACAAGATAGAGTCCAGTTTGAAAAAGAAATGGCACTAAAAGAATTAGAGTTTGCACAGAAAGCACAGAGCGAACAGGACAAAGCAGTTATGGATTCTTTAGAAAAAATACAAAATATGGCAACACCTAAAATTTAATGGATAGAAAAGCTGAAATAAATAGCGTATTAAATACTCAATCATTTCTTGATGAAGTACAAGGTATGATTAAAGAATGTTATGCAGAAATACAAAATTCTAATCCAGAAGATGTAGCTACAAGAGAAAGAGCTTACAACAGGATTAAAGCAATAGATAGCATGATGACTAGACTTCAATCTGTCGTAGATAGCGACAAGATTAAGAATAAATCATGGACAATATTATAGGCATTTAGCCTGTATGGTAATGCCACACCTAGATGGCGATTAAGGAAATACAATGAGTGAAGAAACCACGACTCCAGAAGTTGGAAGTGGGAATGATAGCCCTATAACAATAGATGATGCAACATCTGCATTTGAGGGTATGTTATCCACACCAGAGGACTCTAACGAGCAACCAACTGAAACGGAAGAAGATACACAAGAAGCAGAGGTAGAGGAAGCAGAAGACGAAGCGGATTACGAGGAAGCTGTAGAAGCAACCGAAGATGAAGTGGAAGAAGATGTAGACTCCGAAGTTGAAGAACCTGAAGAACCTGAAGAAGTTGAGGAAGAACAAACTTTCACCATAAAAGCAGCAGGTGAGGAAAAAGAAGTTACCCTTGATGAACTAAAGAAATCTTATCAACTTGGCAGCGACTATACTAAAAAGACTCAAGAAGTAGCCGAACAGCGTAAAGTAATTGAACAAGAAGCTAAAGCTATTCTTGAAGCTAGACAAGTTAGGGATGACTATGCTCAAAAACTTCAAGCAGTTGAACAATTCTTGGTTGGCAATAATGACAGCCCAGAAGATTTATCTGCAATGAAAGAGAACGACCCGATAGGATATGCAGTTAAGGTCGCAGAAATGACCGAAAAGAAAGAACAGTTACAAGCTGTGCAAACTGAAAAAACTCGCCTTGCTCAAGAGCAACAAGCAGATAATCAAGCACAAATGCAAAAGTTTGTAGAACAAGAACAAATTAAACTAGCAGAATCCTTACCAGAGTTTTCAGACAAAACGAAAGGCGAACACATCAGAAATGATATTCGTAGCTACGGCAAAAAGATAGGATTTACAGACCAAGAGTTATCTCAAGTCTATGATTCCCGTCATGTTTTAGTGTTACATAAAGCAGCACAATACGACAAATTAATGGCAGGTAAAGCTGGCGTTAAAAAGAAAGTCGCTAAAGCACCAAAGACTGTAAAGTCTGGAGCTAAAGTAAAGCAGACTGTAACAGACAGAACTAAAAAACAACAGAACAGGTTACTGCAAACTGGTGATGCCAGAGATGCAGCAGCTT